CGTCATCCGTGCCGGTAAGGGTAGAAAGAACATCCTTTGCCTCTTTAAGCCTTTTTGAAACATCCGCTATCGCTTCGGCCCATTTCTCCGCCGTGGTATATTGCTGCGGATTGGCTTTTACGGAAGCCAGTTCCTTATTAAGATCAGAAACATTCTTCTTTGCTTTCCGGATCAAGTCGCCTGCCGTCTTAATACGTCCGAGATCCCTGTCGAAACCATCCGGAAGAAGCGGCCCGATCGCTTCGCCGGTTCCGCCCTGCGAGATGGTGGCAGCCACATCGACAAAATCGGATTTCACCTCATTGGTAAGGTCTTTATATTTATCGGTTACCTTTTTAAAATTATCAATCCATAATTTCAGTTCGTTGTTTGTTCGCTCCCTCCATTCACCGCCGACATTGTACGAATACACTTCGTCAAGACTGTCAATGATGGCCTGAATATCCTGATCAAATTCCTCACCGCCAACAAGGGATAGTTTTATCTGTCTGGCATATTCCGCCCCCTGGGTTTTGCCGAATTTCTTTTCCAAAGCCTTGTCGATTTGGTCAAAGGCCTTTGTTTGCGCCTTGACCAGATCGTCTGACAGCGACTTCAGGGATTCGGTCATCGCCCTTGCACGGGCAGATTCCACGATCTTCTCCGTGAGTTTCTCATACGCATCTTTAATCTCTAAAACATTGCCCTTCTCGTCTTTCAGACCTTGCAGGTAGTTGCCGTATTTTGAGCTTATCTCTTCCTTGACGGCAAGGTATTCCGCCGATCCCTCCGTTGCTTTTTCAAGACGCTTGTATAAGATGTCGAGTTGAAGCAACTCCTCGTTCATGCTGCTGCTTATCCCATCCTGCGTTTCCTTCAGCTTTTTCAGGCTCTTTTGATAATCTGTCTGGTAGGTGGCCAGCTTATAGATCCCATAGCCCAATCCGATAACAGCAGCGGCAAGCAGGGCGTAAGGGTTCGCCTTGATCACCTTGTTTAGGTTGGACATCGCCCCGGAGAGTATTTTCGTTGTGGCGGCCATCTTCGCCTGAGCGGCGGAAAGGGCGATCCCCTGGGCCTGTGCCAGGGCCATCTCCACCTGAGCCTGTTGCATCACCAGTGTGTAAGCCCGATGCGCTGCCGTGACGGCGATCAGAGCGGCTTTGTACGAACCGTACACTACAATGAGTTCAACAATGGCCTTTCCGATCTCCTCATAGTTCCCAACAAGGTATGAGGCACCCTTGATAGCGTCATATATGATCCCCTCGTTCTTTTTGCCGAGTTCGTTATATGCCGTCTGTATCTTGTCGGTAAGGTTCGATAACTGTCCGGTGATGGAGGCGCTTTGAGCCTCCATAAGATTATGGAACTTTCCGCCCTCGGAAGTCATCGACTGCAAGGCTTTCTTCATATCCTCGGCTCCCACCTTCCCTTCGGTCACCAGTTCGGAAACGGCGTCTTTCGTTACCCCGAACTGTTTAGCCAGTTCTTCGGCCATAGGGATACCACGTGCCATAAACTGGCGAAGATCCATCGTGTACATCCGGCCCTGCGTCATGGTGGTGCCGTAGAGGTACACAAGATCCCCGAGAGGGATAGACAGCCCGGCGGCCACATCTCCCAGCATGGTCAGGGTTTCCGTCATGTCCTCGGCGGCCGTGCCATAGGCCATCAGTTGTTTGGCCCCCTCGACAACTCCTTGCAGGTTAAACGGTGTTTTGGCGGCCAATCCGACCAGTTCGCCCATCAACGCTGCGGCTTTCTCCTCACTTTGCAGCATCGTTGACAAGGCGATCTCATACTGCTGGAACTGACCCCTGACGGTGGCCATTTGCTTGACAAAAGCGGTAATGGCTGCCGTGGAAACGATACCGGCAAGAGCGGCCTTGGTCTTGTTTCCGAAAGCGGACATTGCCTGCCCGGTCTCCTGGGCGTTGCTGTTCATCTTCATCAGATCAACGTTCACCCTCCTGGCCGCCTGTTCAAAAGATTGGGAGTTACCGGTTATGTCTATGCGTGCTTTTGCCATTACCTGATATTTACGGATTCTTCATAATCGAGATCGTCTACATACACGACACTCTTTCCAAATGCCTTTTCCGGCGTATTTATGTCTGATTTACCCTCTTTTTCTTCATCAAGGTTGTATAATGTCATCGGCTCATCGGCCAACGCCAGACGGAGATTTGCCACGGAAAGGCCCCAAACGATAAAGTCCCAACTCCAGCCGGTACGTGAGCAGATCCCAACCAACCGGCCCTGCGGAGACAGACCGCCTATTTCTCTATTGCCACGGTCTTTTCGGGCTCTTTTTTCGGCATAAGCTCGCTTATCTGCAAGTTCTGCATCAATGCAATAGAGCTTATAAAATTTCTGACATCCAGGCTATAAATGATGTATACCACCACATCACAAAAATCACTTGGAAAAGCAACGTATTTGAAGTATTCAGCCCTTTTAGCGATCTTCTCCCTGTTTAACAGGTCTGCTTTCTTCCAGAATGTTGCCGTTGCCAGAAATTCACATATCAGGTCAATCTTTGTCGGGTCTTTGAGGATCCTCATCGCCTCGCCCCGTGGATCTTCATCAAACTTGCTGCTGTCAACGTTCATGCGTAAGTACAGGTCTGCAAGTATTCCGGTTGCCCCAATTGTCGGTGGATGAATCGTGTACGTTTCCTTTTTACCTTCTTCGGTGTTAAGGGTGAAATCATACGGTTTTTGTACCAACGCATTTACGGCACTCCGTGTCGGATCGGCAGCGATGAATTCAAATATCTTAGAGTATCTCCGTATCTTATTGTCCATGTTCTTTTATGTTAAGGGGGAGGCCGCAAATGCCACCCCCTTTTCATCAATGACAGACTTATTCTCCAGCAGCCTGTTTTACTGAGAAATACTTGAAGCACAGTCCATCCGTAAACTTGACAGTTCCGGTGCGCTGTACTCCTGTATTGGCAGCAATTGTAAGCGTGCAGGGATCTCCGCTATCTCCGGAGGAGACACTCAACGTGATCCAGGTGTCAGAAGTGGAACCTTTCCACTCTCCTGCCGATGTAGGTGTTACGGCAACGGTGTCCTGAGCAGCCCCGGTAATGAATTCATAAGAATCCAACGAGATGTCAGTTCCGGAATACTCGAAAGGACGTGCCAGATTGCCATCGGCATTGAACAACATCTTCCAGGTGTATTCCAGGATCCATCCTTCGGAAGTATCCCAACGGGGTTTCACCCGGCCAACGGCCTTGTAAACCTCGTATCCCATTGCTCCGGCCTTTTTCGGTGTGACACGGATAAAGTAAGCGCCCTCGATACGGGTTGTTTTCTGGACAAAGGATTTTCTGCCAAACTCATCTGTAGAAGTGGTCATGCCGTGTGCCGTAGCGTAAGCATCCACATCCTTACAGATAACAGAATAAACGACAGTCCCTTTGGACTCGTCAACATCGACTTCCTCAACTTCTCCACCTTCGGAGGTCAGTTCCCTTTCTTCGCCTTCATCAAAATTGATTCCGGCAGACTTATTGAGGATTTTTCCCACATCATTCAATTCAGAAGGGAGGGAATCGCCGGCACCAAGAAGGCCCAGCTCAATTTTGCATTTTCCCCATGCTATAGCCATAATTTTCGTGTTTTAATAATTGTTTTCAAAAAGTAACTTACAGACAATCACATGTTGTCCTGTCTCAGTCTTGTAACTGGAATTTGGAGGCTCATCAAGAGAAAATTTGAATTCATCCCCAACGACTTCGCTAAATACCTTAACACATTCTGAGGCAATGCTGCCACAACGTGCCACGTCTTTAACCTTTACGCCTTGCCCGGCTTCAATGTCATTTACATAAACCCGTACATACACGTAGTTTCGTTGGAAGTCTGTTATTGATCCCGAATTATACACCAACAAGATATCCTCCGTAGTGGCGTTCAATGACCGTGTATCGTCATACAACACACGTCCACTTACAAGCGTCTGGAGGCTTGTCTGCTGTACTATGTATCTGTACAACAGAGAGAGTATTTCGATATCGTTAAGCAGCGATTCCATATTTCTTCTCGATTCGTTTAACCAGTGCATTTTCCAGCCTTACAGCCTCTTCTTTAAGTCGGGCATAGATTACCAAGCCGGTGGAGTTCAACACATCCTTGTTCTCCATTTCCTCCACATAGCTGGCGTATTCCATTCCGGCTACCAGAATCAAAGCGAATCCTTTCGGATCAGCATGTTCCGAGGCGATCCTGCGCAGGAAAGCCTTCCCCTCTTTACGGCCCTCGGCCCCTCCGGTAGTTCCGTAGGTTCCGTTGCATCCTCCCAGGAAGACAAGCGCTCCATGCATCACAACACCATAACCGATGGATGCACGAAGATTTCCCGTCTGATCGTTCCAGCTTTCCGCTGATGATCGGTTCCGGATGCGCACGAGGCTTTCTTCGCCCAATCGCTTGAGCAATCGCAGAAGAAGGGCATCAAGCTCTCCCATCACCTCCCGCTCAAAGTCCGGGGTTATGTTGGTCTTTAAGCCCCAACTCATAAGTAAAGAACGGTTTTCACCTGCCTTGCAGGCTGTTTTTGCACGATTCCTTCAAATTCCAATTTTCCGTGCTGATCAAACAGACGCACGGTCATCCCCTGATAATCAACCCCGTCTGGATTATCAAGAAAGACCACATAGGGATAGATCATGTACGTGCCGTCAGGAAGCGTCTTCAGGTTATCCCTGCCCTCTGTTTCAAAGCGGCAGGGAATCGGAACGCTCCATGAAGGGATGGCAGGGACCGGCATTCCCGTATCGGGATCGTAACCGCCGCCAACGACCGTCTTTACACTTATTCTATGTGGCCTTCTGTCAATTACCATTCGGAGTATCGTATCTCGGGTTGAACTTCATTTTTTTTCAATACTTCCGGCTCTCCGTGTTTCCTGTAAACGCTGTTGGCCAGGGCTCTGAGTGCTTCCGCATCCGGAGCGTCAACAGTAAGGGATCCCTCGGAAAAACGTATGGCCGGGATCTGTGCAATCATGACGTCCGCCTCCGCCAGTTCAAACGCCCTTGAGTTGAGAACCTCCGTGGTGGCTTCTGAAGTTTCATTCAGTCCACGCTTGCGGATCTTCGTCAAAAAAGTGTCGTTCCCCAACGTATAGTGGCATCCGGATCTGATTGACTCAAGTATTGTCATAACCAATGATATTTTAGGTTGCCGAACCGTTGTTCCAGGTGGTCTTTGCCGTATTGATGAACACCAGCGAGGCCCTGTTGTCCAAGGCGGGCTGGATGTAAGCCTCGGCAAGGGTTACCTCCTGCATCGGGTTCACGTCCGAGTACCTTGTCAGCTTGTAATAGCTGCCCCTGACCTGCATGGCTGCGGTATCCTTTACCATCGGCACCGGCTTGTAGTAGGAATATCCCAGTCTGGGTACGGGAGACAACACCACAATATGCTCAAACCACGGCTTCACGTCTACCTCATTGCCCTCCTTGTCCTCAATGGTCGCTTCCGAGTTGAAAACGACAATCTGGGGAAAGCCGTGCTTGTTCATATAAGAGTTGACCACGTCAAGGGTGAGGATGGAGTTTCCTTCCATATTCAGGGCACTCACCAACAGCGAGGCGCACCTCGTTTTGGTCTTGTCCTGACTGATAAGGTGAGAGAAGCCAGCCTCTTCCATAAAGGCGTATTTGGGCTTGTTTTTCCCTTTGATCAGCTTCTGCTTGGCGATGATATCGCCCAGCCCGTCGGCTTCGGCATAGTTGCTCCAGGGCTTTGCGATTCCGACAAAGTTCTGGGAGGGAACGTTGAAATTGATCGTGTCGGCCGTGGCGTTCTCCCCGTCAATCTCCGGATCGTAAGTCTTGATCCCCAGGCAACCGATACGCAAGGCATCGATCTCGTTACGGTAGTCCATGGCTTCGTTGCAGAATTCCACGTCATCGAAAATCATGTCCACCAGTTCCTGGGCCATTTCGGGATCATCGCTGTTGGCGGCCAGCACCTTCAGATCTTCATACTCGTTGATATCGAGTTCGTTTTTGTCCCGTGAAACGGCGATCTTATCAAGCGTTCCGCTCCAGGAGCCGATCGTCTTGCGGGTTTTCAAAGGGGCTTTCACGTTAAAGGCGACACGCTCGGCCGCAATGGGAATGCCTTCCTTACCGGAGATCCCTTTCAGGTCAAAGCTTCGGGTGTGCTTCAAAGGGAAGAGTATGGGCCAGATGAGGCCGTTACCCGGCTTGTATGAGTCGACTTCGATCTGCAGATCTTTTTGATTCAGATCGAAAAGAGGTTTATTCATGTTTCCCATGGCCTGCTACACTTTTTTAATGCCGTTCATCAGGGCGAGGACTTCATCCGCTACGGGAACGGTCTCTTTCCGGACTACGGCGATGTTTACCAATTTCATCAACTTATCTCCTTCTCCGGCCGGCACGTCACCGCCCAGAAGATATTCCGGGAAATATACCGGCTCGGCGTCCACTCCCGTAACTTCAGCCACAGGAACGGCAACCAGCATGACGTAGTCATTCTCCGCCACGATCTTGCTTCCCCGGTATGAGGCCTGAACGGTAGCCAGAAGGACTTCGCCCTCACCGGCATCGGAAGCCACCACCTTCAGGGCTCCCTCATCGGTTGAAAGAGCGTCATAATATCCGGCGGCCACTCCTTCGACTGCGGCCACCGAGGCGGCTTTGGCCTGATAGAGCCGGTCCCCTTTCGTGAGGGCTACACCGAGCGATACGGTTACCAGATCGTAATCGGTCTGATCGAAATCAACCGCCGTACTTTCGGCGGCGATCTTTCCTTTGCCAATAAAATCACCGGCCACAACGCCGCTATACTTCATGATCCGGATAGCGGTAGCGTTGGCCAGTGCATCTTCTTGCACAACATAACATTTGATAGGCTTTCTGGCTCCGAGAGCATCGGGGCCGACAGCAATCCCCTCAGAAAGATTAAAAGCAGGGTTGGCGACCATGCCGCCACCGGGCTTTTCCCCGAGGATCCTCTCAAATACAATGGGCTTTTTGGCTAAAGGTTCTTTGTACTTGAATCCAACTTCCATTTAATTAGTTTTCTAAGCAGGCAGCCCTTTAATGGCGGGGGCAGCCTTTTCCGCCTCCCTCCTTTTTATCCGGGCATCTACCTCTTTCGAGGGTTTTGTCGGATCGGGTGGAGTTTCTTGCCCTCCAGCCGGCTTGCTTAGTCTTGAAAGTCCCTCATTCGCCAATTTCTGAGAATAGGCGTTCCACCTCGTCTCGAGGTTTGAACAGAAAGAATCAACCTGTTCCTGGGTGTCGAAAGTGCGACCCTCAACGGCGGCATCAAAAAACTCTGCATCCATATGCTTGCACTTCTCTCTGACCGTAGCGATGTGTGTCTTTTGAGCCTTTTCAGCCTCAAACGATTCAATCTTCTTTGAAAGGGGATCAACAGCCGCTTTTACGGCATTGGCAATAATGGTTGCGAGTTCTTCGTTTCCGGGATTTTCAGAACCTTTTTTGGGCTCGGCTGGTTTTGGATCCTCGGGTTTCGGCTCCTTCGCGTTCACTATACGATTGACCGCTTTTTGCGACACCTTCAGAACTGGAATCACACCGCTTATGGCAGCGTTGATATCTTCCTCGGTAGCTTCGTCTTTTAGACCCGATGCGATGTTCGTGGCAATCTCCATCAGTTCTTCTTCGCTGAACCCCAGCGCTACCACTTTGGGTTTCAGGGCTTTTAATACTCTATTCTTCATATGAGTCGTTTAGCATAAAAAAGTCTGCCGCATTTCGCAGCAGACTCCCACCAAAAGCAATGAAAAACTGTCACCTGGCTGCGACGAGGCTTCCGGGTGCAAACATAATAAAAAAGGTGTAACTAATACACCTTTTTAAAGAAAAAAATAAAGATTTTTTATTTCGGTTACAGGAGTCCATCGTCAGCGAAGCTAAAATACTCATTTCCGGCTATGATAATGTGATCGCAAAGTTCTATATCAATGGTCTTGCAGGCTTCCTTAATCTGGGCGGTGATCTTCCTGTCCTGTTCACCGGGTTTGCAGAAGCCTGACGGATGGTTGTGGAACAGAAGGATCGAACAAGACTTGGTCAACAAAGCTTCCCTGAGCACCTGCCTGACATCGATAAGGGTTGAGTTTAAACCGCCAATGCTAATTCTTTTGGTAGACACTACCTTTCGGGCTCCGTTGCAGAACAGGCACCAGGCTTCTTCATGATCAAGGAAACCGATCATGGGTTTCAAAATACCCGCCGCCTGCTTTGAGGATGTGATGACCGGCTTTTCATCGGCCTTCTCCATACCCAGCCTTTTATAGATTTCGGAGATAACTTCTATCTTCTTCTTCTGTCCATAGGGCAACGAGAGAGCCGCCCCATCTTCCAGCTGTCCGGAAAACAGATTTCTCAACGAGGCTGTTTCCACTTTGATTCCGATACTTTTCAATAATTCCTGATTCGATACGTTTTCCATTGCTTTATTCTGTTAGTTAAAAATTATAATCGTGAAAGAAAACAGGATGATCTGAGGGCACAAAAGGCAAACAACCTTTTGACAAATAATAAAAGCCATCCTTTCTCCTGCGTACTTCAAAGGGAGTGGCCGAAGGATCCGGGGTGATGATCCACTCCTGCAACGAGTTGTCGAAATGACCTACAAAGCCTCCGGGTGTAAAGCTGTCATTGAGCTTCTTCTTGGAGTCTTCTTCCAATTCGACTTTCATGCTTCTCACTAAAAGCTTCATGGCCGAGATTTGCCGCAAGACCTCAAAGGGCTTGATGTCGGTGTAGAACCGTTTGTTCAAATACTTTGGAGTTTCCATTGCTTATGCTCCTTTTCTGGTTAATAACTGGGGATTTTCGTCAAGGATCTGATCGATATCAAACTGGTTGTCTATCGGGTTGCCGTATTCATCAGCGATCACTACCCCGTAGTTTGTCAAATGCGATTCGGCCACCTTCTTGTGGTATCCCATCCATCTTTCGTTGATAGCGTCTGTAAGCTGATACTCGATTCCGTACTTTGTCGTTTTCATGTTATTGTTCTTTACTTGTTTTTCAAAGGTTAATGGAAGGGCGGTTGCCCGCCCCATTTATCGTTAGAGTACTACTACTTCATTGCGAGTTATTCCGAGTTCCCAGCATTTGATAAATATATTATCAAGTTTTTCATTAGCGTAAAGGATTGCATTATCAGAACGTCTTACCAGCTGGTGGTAGAAGTTGCTTCCGGTCGGGTTGTTATAAATATAATCTATGAAATACTTTGTTGTCCTTGTTTGTGTTGCCGTTGCGATCATTGTCTTCTTCTTTAGTGTTATTAACTGATTTTACGATCCCAAATCCTGGTGACGATGGTGTCCATTCTCAGGACCAATGTTTGATTGATCTTTAATCCATAAAGCTCTTCCATATCAGATTCACAAAATCCAAGCTCCTCTTCTTTGTCGATCTGTTCTCCTGATAATGTGAAAGCCTTATCCTGTTCGGGTTCATAAAACATAAATCTTCGGTTGTAAAATTGTGTTTCCATCTTTTTGATATTTAGTGTGTTACGTTGTTTGTATTGTAAACGTACGCATGAATAAATTAACCTGCAAATATTTAAAACTTTAATTATCAAATAATTGCAAAATATTTTACTAAAAGTTCAATTAGCGCAACAGGGTGCGCATTGAAGCGGCAAAAACCAAAATCAGAGAAACGATTGATAGTCGTTGTCCTTCAGGAACCACGGAAGGGTTCCCCGTTTTTCCGCCGCCATGATTTGGTCACGGTGGGAAGAGATCCATGCTTTATAACCCTTCGGAACCTCGGTGACCGACTCCCTGATGGGCGTATCCGTTTCCATGGAGTTCCAGAACTCTTCATCGCCGCAAAGGATCGGGATGGTGTAACACAGGCATTGCGGATGCCAGCCGATGAACACGAAACTTTTCGGGTAGATCCCCGAGAGGGAATCGCACAGGGGACAATCGTAGGGCTTGTACCGGGTTCGCTTCACTTCATAACCCGTTATGAAATCAAGCTGTTTCCATCGCTCCTGTTCGGCTTCCCGGTACGAATTGTTGATCACCGTCCGGGTAAGCCGCATGGCGTTCTTGAAGGAACTGCGGTAAGCACCCGGTTCAGGGCGGTATTCCTTGGCCGGCTTCGACAACCCGAGAAGCCCCGTCCGTTTGTTCCTTACCCTTCTGAAGAGTTTCTCGGGCTCCTGAAGTTCTTTCCGGATCTGACGGCTTAACCCGGCGGCACTGGTTCCCTTTTCCAGGGCTATGGAGATCGCATCCTCAAGGTTCTGTTTGTGGACATCTCCCAGTTTCCAGATACGGTCGCTCAGGCTCAGGTGATCCGTCTTTCTTTTAAGGAAAGCCTGCAGGGCCGCCTCATTGTTCTGGTAATACTTGGGAAAGGCTTTTTCAAAGGATCCCCTGAACCGGACAGCGTTCAGAAACCCCGAGACAAGCACATCGTTATCCCCGTTGCACATCCGCCATTCTTGAACCGCCCCGTCAGTTATCAGGCTTCGCAACTCCTTGCGGAACCCCTCAACGACACCCTTTGCCTTGTTGTTCAGCTCCGGGTAGTCCGAGAAGCGGAACATTCCGTCTCCCAGGTACCCGGACTGAACGGCCAGTTTGCACAGATCGGCATTCACCTTGTCGTAAAGCAGCTCCAGAGAAGCGGTATACTGCTCAATCCTTTTGAGATGGGCGGTATAAACCCCTTTGCGATACGCCTTGCTGTAAGGTTTCTTTGCCATGATTACTGCGCTGTAGCGAATATGTCCTGAGTTCTGTAAGCGGCTTCACGGGCGGCATCTTCATCCGCCTCCAGCTTTAAGCGGCGAAGCCCTTCTTCCGTATCTTCCACCAGCTGGGCCGCCTCCACGGCATCCTGCTGCGACATGATGGCCTTCCCTCCCGTAGCCTGTGAATAGGTGGCTACCGTGGCCGCCTTGTCCTTCTGCACGAAGGGCGTGATGATATGTTCCACCTCAAGCTGCATGATCGTTTTCTCCCACGACTTGTTCATCTGGCCCAGGAAGCGCTTAATGATGTTCCCCTCCCGGTGCAGTCCGGTAAGGATATCATGCGCCTCTTCCATCACCCGAAGGTGGGGATCCGTCAGCAGGGTCTCCCGGGCGGCCCCGGAATCTCCCGAACCCTTGATCCGGTCAATGGTAAGGTTCGGCATCTGCGTTTCCTCCTCGATATTCTCCTTCATCAGGTCGATATGGAGTTTGGCATCGGTCTGCTTGATGGCCGGGGAAACGGTGGTGACATCGCCTCCGACCTCAACATGGTACACTTCCCGGGCCTTGTCCCCTACCGGAACTTCCGCTTCATTAACCAGCTTCCCCTTGATCACCACTATGGGCTGGATGTTCTTGCGGATCACATCGCTTCCCCGGGACATGGAGAACTCGATCTCGTCACGGTTGTTCTGAACCCCTTCAAAGAACGGGGCGTAACGCCACCAGTAGCTGATCGGATGGGTAAGGATCGTAATCGGTTCGGGAAGTCCGTCCTGGGTGGTCGGCTCCCACTTGTCCCCTCTTTGTTCCCATTGGTAATGCAGCGTCTTAGTGTAAGTATCGAAGCGAGGAATGCTCGTCCCGTCCTTTCTTACGCTGTATTCAAAGGATATCACCTGCAGGTCATCGTATTCGTCAAAGAGGACGTAGGGCACGGCATGGGTAATCCCGGACATCTTCTGAGGCATGGGGGAATAACTCCGGCATTTGAGTTTTTTGGCGGATTTGAAGCCGTAGAGTTCGTTTTCCTCATCCACAGTGTACCAGATGGTAAACACCTGACAGGAAGCGAAGAAAGCCTTGAAGCGCTTCATGTTCACCCCATCGATGCGGTTCGTGTTATAGACCGCCTCCATCGCTTTGGCCTGTGATTTCTTCGTCTCGTCATCCGCCGTTTTGTATCGGCGTTTGACGGGCGTGGAGAAGGCCATCTGGGCCACCCTTCGGGTAGCGATCTTCTCGGCGGCGTAAGTGATCTTGGCCGGAACATCCCGTTGGCCTCCCCGGATCTTGTCCCTGGGCCTTCGGCTTTTATCGGTGATGATAGCGTGCTGGTTCGGGTCGTAGTCCTTTTCCAGATCGTCCCAGGAAGGCACAAGAAGCGTGCTTTGCTTGAGATCCTGAATGATATCGGCTATGGGCCGCCCTTCAATAAAGATTTTTTTAATGTCCATGAGTTTGCGTTTAAGAAAAATCGTTAAGTATTTGGTGCTCGGATATCGCTTCCGGGGTAAATTCCTCGGGATAGAACGTATTGGCCAGGGCATCCAGCCGGTCTGTCGAGAAGCCCAGCCTTTCGATGATGTCCTCTTTGGGTTCTATGATGATGCTGCCGTTGCTCTGGAACTTCCAATGGACCTCGGTGGCCTCCTGCATCAGCACGTCATCGGGGGGCAGGCAGGGGTTGTTCTTATTCTTCGGATCAAGCCAGTCCCGAACCGCCCAGTAGAGGTACGCCCTCATGTTGGCGAAGGCGTACACCCCGGTCATGTCCGAGAGCCCCTTGGCGCTCTCGGAATACTTGCAGGATATGGCGTTGGAGTATCCCTGCTCACGAAGCCTTGAATACACCCCGGCTCCTTCACCTATGGTGTCGATATAAGCTGAATCCTTCTGCCGGTTCCTCAGGTAGGGAACGAGCTTTCCCGCCACGTGCATATGATCCGCCTTTCCGGCCGACTGATGGATCCAGAACCACGCCACATAATCCCCGGTACGCTTGCAGATGATGCTGCTGTCCCGGCCCATACCTGCCACGTCAACCCCGTAGCGGTTCACCCGGCCCTTGAATACCTCCTCGGCATCCGATCCCCATTCCAGCCACCGGCGGTTGGCCGCCTCGATCCATTCGTAAGGAATGAGGACGTCTTCCGATACCTTGGGGAACATTCCCCGAACCTTGACACGGAACAGGTCGTTAGGGCGGTATAAGCCGCCCTCCCAGCTGAAATCCCCTTCCGCTTCGGAGAAGACCTCCTCCCCGATCCGGGTACACCACAGTTCCACTTTGTCCTTTACCCAGTTATAGTCCACCTGTCCGGGGATCACCAGCTTTTTACTTACCACGTTCTCGGCGGTAAGGGAATCGAGGCGGAAATGTTTGAACCGGGGCGATTTCATGGCCCTTGCGGCATAGCCGCTGGTGGTGTTCGGGTTGAAGACGATCAGCATCCGGGAGTTGCCCTGCAGGTTGCCTTCTATGGCGTTATAAATTGTCTCGGCGATCCCCGAAGCCTCGGTAAGGACAAACATCGTGTTGACGGCATGGAACCCCGACCACGCCTCCATGTTGTGTTCATCGGCCTTGAAGCCGGTCAGGAACCATTCCTCGTAGTCGGTACGGATATCATCGGCCACAAGCCTTCCGGGCAGGAACTTCGCCTGACGAAACAAACGCCTGACTTCCGGAGTCATAATGTTCTTCACCTGACGCCCGGTGGGCGCCGTCATGGCGATCTTCGTATTATCCAGCAGATCCCCGTTCTTCGAGAAGCGGGGCGTAAGATACAGGAAGCACAGACAGACACAGGCGGCGACAAAGTCCTTGCCCCGGGAAGTGCCGCTGCATACGGCCGTCAACGGGTTGACCTGGGCCGATTCAACGATCGCCTGCTGTTCCCTATCTAACCGGGCATGCAATACATCCCGGACAAAGACGTTCCAGTCGTTTTGCCATATCTTGTACTTTCGTATGTGCTGAACGGGGATCATTCCGGCTCTTCAAAATTTTTTCGCTTAGTTTACGGGGTCTCCTCGACCGATGCGGCTTTCATAAGCTCCAGGAACGGATTGACGGTAACGTCATTCTCCACCGTTTCGATATAGCCACGTTTCTTCCCCTTTGTTTTCAGAAAGAAAATGATCGCCGTGATGTTGCTGTCCATGATCTGCGTGAGCAGCTTGCTTTCGGCATAGTCGATCAGCTTTTCGTTCTGATCTTCCACCTGCTCGGCAAACTTGGGATTGGTTTTCATCCACCGGTAGTAGGTGCCCCTCCCGATATTGGCTTTCTCACAGGCTTCGCTGATATTGCCGAAAGAAGCCTTGTAGGCCGCCAGAAAGATCTTCTGCGTGGCGGTCGTGCGCTTTTTTACTTGTTCATTTTGTGTCATCGAATAGTCTGTTTTGTAAGTTGTTGACTCCTTCTTCCTCGGTGCAGGAGATATTCTCCCGGTAATCCGCAGGTATCCCCTTATCCGCCTGTAAGGCAAGGCGTTCCATCTCCTCTTCACCGGGCATCTTGTTGGCGTTGTTGATCCGGGAGGCTTCCTTGTAGAAATGATCCAGGCCCCTTCCCATGGACTTGCCCTTACGGGTGTGCATGTCATAGGCGTAGTCGGGAATGGCCATCGGCTGTGTCTTATGGCGGTTCCAATAGGTGGAAATGGCCAGATCCACATACCTTGACTTGCGGCAGATCACCAGCGTGAGCACCGCTTGGGTGAAAGGCAGCTTCTCGGGAAGGCTCCGTTCCCTGAGGGCGAATAGAAAGTCATACGACTGCTTGAGGGCCATGATGGCCGTGATGCACCCGGGCGTTCCCAGCCCCACGTCTTCGCTGGCCATGATCACCATCCGTTTCCAGGCGTATTTCTGATAGCCGCTTTCGTAGAGTTCTACGGCCCAAAACATGGCCTCCTTTTCAAGGCCCCTGCGTATTGATTTCTGAAAGGCGCTGGCCACTTCAAAGAAGTCGTAGCCGTTCTTAGTGAGTAACTGATCCATTGCTTATGTGTTTTATGATGATTTCCTGCGCCTGTGAGATGACCGCCTCGGCATCGTGGCCGATGGATTCATAGAAACTTTTATTGCCGCTTAGACATTCATAGGCTATCTCGAGCGTTCTCCGCTCCTGGGGCGAGTATCCGATCCGGAAACCTTTGACGATCTTCAGGGCTTCCTTCACCTGTCCTGAACGGAACAGCCTCGTTGCCTTCAATGTCTTTGTTTCTATCATATAATAATCTGATTTACTTATACTTATATTTAATGTAAACGTACGCTGGATGTTTGAAAAACCAAAAAGTTTTGACGATGTTTTTTCATTATTTACGTTATTTAACAAATTGAATATCAAAAAGGTATCTTTAACGTTCTTTGGTATTCATGTTTCCTTTTCGCCAACCCGGTATCCTCCTTCATGGCGATGGCTTCACCGAACATCTGACGGAGAAAAAGGGTGTCGGCCTTTTCCTGTTCCTTGGTACGGTAGGAAGCGCAACCGCCGGGGTTGCCGAAGGTCTTGGAGCCAACCACCGAGAACCGGGTGTCGATCCAGCACCTGCGGTGCCGGTAGGCGTTCAGGGCGCAGATCCAGTAATCTTCCGAGACAACGGCCCTTTCATGGAAGTACAGTCCGGATCCTTCGAGCAGGCCGATGGTGCCGTTCAGTGTCCCGGAGAGTTTTACCGGCTGCATATCGTTATAGGTTAAAGGATTCCCTTCCTTGCTCAAACCAAAAAGATAGCAACCGGCGAGTTTTGCACAGTTGCCGATGTATTGTACTATGTCGTAAGCTTCCTCAGGGGCGAGGGCCGCTTCTTCTCCCTTTTCCACATAGAGGCGGTTGATGGAATGGATGTCGTCATCGATCATAAACACGTTGGGAAAGTGTTCATAGATCCACTGCCGTTTCAAGGTCAGCCCCTTGATGCTGTCCGGGTGGCAGACCACCTCGTTGTTTGGGTTGTGCTTTTCGTAGGCTTCCCTTTGGGATTCGGGAACGCAGAGTATGGCATTGCTGATGCAACCGGTGGTGATTACACGGTCAGCTCTCAAATGAGAGGGAATGACTATCTTGATTTCTACCGCTCCCATGCTTCCTTGAATTGTTCCACCGAAATGATCATCGCCTTGCCGGTTCGGGAGTTCTTGTAGCTTCGGGCCGTGTCGATCTTCAGGGCGGTTTCCAGAAAGGAGGTGTCGATGCTGTTGGTTGAGACGATGATCAGGGCATCGTACTTCTCGCTGAACTTGGGAACGATCGGCATCTGGCAGTTGGAGTTGTTCACGGCATTGAACTGCTGCTCGTACTCGGTAAGGAAGAAGGCCAGCTCCTTGTCCTTGAAGCCCACCTCCATCAAGAATTCCCGGGTGAAGTGCATGGCCAGCTTGCCTTCATCGAAGTGGCCCGTATTCTTGTTGAGCCGTACGTTAAGCTCCCGTTCCAAGTCAAGCGTAAGCTCCACGAAAACGCAGGGAACCTGCCGGTAGCCGAGGAATTTCGCTTCTTTCACCCGCTGGTGGCCCCCCACGATGATATTCATCCGGTCGGGATGTTTGTTGACGATCACCGGATCCACGAAACCGAACCGTTTGAGGCTGGCACGCAGGGCCTGCTTCTCCTCCTCGGTGGTGTCCCGTGGGTTGTACTCGGCCGGGATCAGCGAATCGATATCCATGTATTGGATCGTCAGAAGTTCGGGTTCTTTGTTGTCTTTATTCTTTGCCATGTTCTGAATCTTTTATCAAGTGGATGATGCCGTTGGGGCCGATGTTGAACAACGCATCAATGATGCTCATATGGGAAAGGAAACTCGGCTTTCCGTGCTGTTTGTATGTTGGGTGGGTAAACTCATGGAAGGCTACCGGAATGGAGAACTTTTCAATCTCGAGGTAGTCTTTCCCGGAAGGGCCGGACAGGTACCTGTCGGCCCGTGCCTTTCGACAGATATCGACCAAAAGATCCGTTTTGCTTCCCTCCACATTCAACCGGCTTGCGTAGACCGTGCGACAGGAAAGGCCAAGCAACCGGAACAGGTGCGCCAGCAGGGAGGCGTTCAGATCGATCAGGTGGGTGTACTCGAAGCCGTAGAGCCTTTCAATGTCCGGGAAGCACTCCATGAAATACGGGGCTTTGGAATAGGCTTGCCGGATCCTTTCGAGGTTCTTACGCTTCAATGACTTGTGAAACTCCGGGGCGATACGAACCTCACCGATATTTGCCGTTGCTGATATTACCGGAACGGTGATCCATTGGTAGCCGTTTGGTCCGTAAATGCGGTTGCGGTTCTGGAAGTAGTTTTTCTCGAAAGAGACATTGTCGAGAAGCACCACCGTGTCGGCCCGGGAACATTTGGAGAAGAAACCCAGATACGGCAGGTGTTCGGGCTGGTGTATGGTCACGGTGTTCATCGCATCATCTTTTGAACGTAAAACATCTCGGCGTACTGGCAGCCGCTTTCAATACCCCTCATTCCTGCCAAAGAGCGGATCCCCGTCTCGTTCAGGGGTGAGGGGGGATTCTTAAGCTGGGATCCGTAGAGTCCGAACAGTTCGATCTTCCGGCCGATCACATCCGTGATGTCATGATACCATCGGCCCCCGTTGATCACATCATGGTTTCCGCCGATAAAGGGGTATTCGTACAAGGCCACCAGGGAGGGGCTGTATCCTTCCCTTAGCCGCAGGGAGGCCATGGCGCACTGGTAGATCTTCCGGTGATCCTGATGGTGGCTGGCGTAGTTGACAAAGAGTTCATCCGGGCGGATCGTGCCGATCAACACATCGAGGGCGGTGATGATCTCCACATCCGGAACCGTGTCAAGGTAGGCGTCAAGCCCCTTGTGCATGACATACCAGTTCTTTGTACTTAGGGCCTTGTTTAGGGATTCGGCTTCCTTGTACCTTCGGGTGAAGTCCTGATCGGCGGCGATCTTGCCGCCTCCCACGGCACCGTACATCTTTCCTCCTACCGCTCCGTAGATAATACAGATCTCGGATCCTTTCATCTGTTCATGCAACAGATACCCTCCGCAGCCGAGCACTTCATCATCGGCATGAGGGGCTATCACAAGTATCTTTTTGATCTTCATGTTGCAAATTTATCAAAAAGGTGTAATTATTACACCTTTCAAGATAAAAAAAGAAGAAACGAAAAGATAAATATGTCAAATTCAAAGTCACAAGTATAACGAAAGGAATAATTCTCTATTTTTGAAGGAGTTCCAATTCAGGGTCCTATAAACCTTCCATCTGACGTTCCAACCGTTTCTTTTTGTACCTTTTTTACTCTTAAGAGTGTTACCAAAAGGTATAACCATAATAGATGCTCATGCCAGCATAATAACTATCTTTTATAGATTATGCGTCAACATTTATTGACAGACCTAGAGTGGCATACATAAACGTGTAAAACAATATTTTACTGTTTGTTATATAAATTATAGCCCTATGAAAAAGAAAAAATTTATTTGTCCCAATTGTGGTCACAAACAGAAATTCTATCATACAATATATGTAGAAAACAGAAGAACAAAGAGTGATCAAGAATCTGAAATTCAAGTGCTTGGCAACGATCTTTTATTAGAGATTTCTTCTATGATCGAAAATAGTGATAATACAGCAGACTTTGAGGCTAATATTTGCAATATCATAATGGCAGAAAAGTATTCTATGTGCTCTAGTGAAAATTTTGAGCTATTATGTGCCATTGCTACTACATACATCAATTCACTTGGTTTTTGGCAGGGAAATATCGAAGAAATAATCGGGGCTTCAAGCATACCTGATACAAAGACTTGGAAAGAATTTTGGTCGGATGTCAAACGATTAGCACGAGCAGATGCAGAACAGGCATGTGCTGTAGCTCCAGGTGCTATACTTGCTGGACCAGCTGCCGTTGAAGTGATTTTTGCTACTGCAGCTGTAGGATCAGCTATTGAGTGCGCTGACATGATTAGTGAAAGGATCTAATGTTATGAACATATTTAAGAGACCTTACAGTTTTATTTTTAGAACTACATTCACTTTTATTACTGTATTTTTAATTGAGATGATTTTTGAATTAATAGAGAAATCATCTTATTCTTTCTGGTATGGCTTACTGCATGCACTTATTATTACCTTTACAGTTATGGCAACCAGTTATTATTTTAATAATAGAAAACAGAAGAAATAACAACCTAAACAATAACTCCCCGGATCAGGCACACCTGGTCCGGGGAATTTGTGTTTTGATCTTTGAATATTATTTTACATAATTCTATTCAAAAAGTTAATTGAGTGACATTAAACAATTGTATATCAACATATAGCTATCGTTCCTAAAATCCGTTTTTTTGTATCATTTGAAATACCTTTCCACCCCGCCCGTGTCAATCTTGTAGTTGCTATACTTCTGCTTTCTAAACATGACATACTCCTCGATCGGCATTGGCTGGTACTTCTGACAGGAGAGTTCATCCTTTTGCTCCTCAGACATCGAAAGGCACTCCGGACAGGCGTTATGGCATTGGCAGCTATTGCAGGTTCGTTCCATCTTAATTGATTTATTTTTTCGTGTAACTATACCCGTTGAACACCAGTGTTGAATCGCTGGGAATGTTAATGTCGATCGTGTCAAACCGCCCGGAACCCATGAAAGACGCACTATACAAGTGTTTCCCATTGGAAGCAACCCGGTAGCAGTAGAATGTAGGCCAGTGGTCATAATAGATAGTATTATACTCTCCATGACATAATACCTCTGACCCGTTGAACAGGCGTTTTGGTCGAAGTGTTTTTTCTGCCTCGTAGAAGTTGAGCCTTACCCGGCCACTTTCATTCTCACGGTAGAATTGTGCATTAGACACATAGTTGAGAACACGCTGCTGAGCAGGGGTAGCGGTAGGATAATCGAACTTTGTACAGGCTGCAAGGACAGCGAAAAGGAGTATTGAAGATAAGCGTTTCATGTTTTTTTTGTTTCTAAAATAGCACTTGACCTAAGGGAGTGTGAAAAGTCCCCGGATTTCTTCTGATTTTAGCCCTATAGGGCTATTTTATTGGTTTCACTGTGTCATTGACTTAATGATTAAAAACCATACGATTCTTCAAAATCATACACCCACACCCATGGGTTGCTATCCCATGTACCTTTTCCGTTTATTTTATCGATAAGTACGGAATAGGCTTCTTGTGGAGTTGGCCACCCAATTTGTCCATTTAGCTGTCCATTTATCGTTAACCCGTTTTCGTACCAGCCATAATCACACCGTATTATTCGGGCTTCCTGTATCCCCTCTTTTAGGCAATCAACATTTGAAATGTCCTGCAACCTTTCGGCACGCACCCCGGTAATCTTGATGAAATGTCTTGCGGCAGATTGAGGCATAAAGAGTTTGTTAGACCATTTGATAGGTGACAATTCCTCTACATCAGAGTAATCCTCTCCATATTTGTATATTAATACCGGTTCCTGATTATTTAAGGATAAATAAGAATACGGCTCTTTCAGGTAAACCGTTTCGCCAAGTTTATATTTCGGCTTAACGGGGATAAGGTCATCGCCATTGCTACCGTCTGCGTCACATTTCCATATATCTTGAATAACCCCATCCTTTGTGCTTTCCACGTTAAAAAATCCAGTAGAAGATTTTATCATCCTTCTTGTCTGTGTTTTTTGCCCCGCAACCACCTTGTTGAATAAGGGCTCTATAAAACATATTCCTTTCATCCCTGTATTGATTTAATGATCAGTATGGCGCATATCGTTCCTATCGTCCACGCAACAAGAGCGAAAACAGTGTCGAACAGGAGTCTTTGAAGTTGTTTGTTTTTCATAGCATTAGAACATTTTCATTTGTACCTCAAACCGGAATCGGTTTATCATCGAATTGAAGAAGCGGCAATCCCGGTAGGCCGGAATATCAGAACACAGGATGTGCAGGGTCCGGGACCTGGATTCTACCTCTACCCCACGTTTCCTGGCGTAGTAGATAGCATTGTAAAGAGCTTTATTTTTGTTTTTCATAGTCATCCTGTTTTTATCGTCTGTATGATTCGGTTATAACCCGGTAGGCATCCCGCATCTCCTGATTGGTTCGCTTCATCCACCTGGTCACTTCCTTGAAGTACTCGGCGTTGGTGATCTTGTGCGACTTGGGAGTGACTGCGATCACCTCAATTTCGTGCTTCTCACAGAACTTTATGATCTGTTTACCGATTGAGCTGTTCTCTCCCAGCTTGGATCCGATGCTGGCCGATTTCCAGGCGTTGTCCGAGCCCCGGACATGGAAGTTCGTCTTGTTGTTCCACCCGGCTTCTACCAGCACGATCAGATCAAATCCCAGCTCTTTTGAATCTTCGTGATAGTCCATGATCTGCCGGAAGGTATCTTCCAGGTCCATGGTTGTTAGTTGGGAGATCTGTCCGAGATCCGCCCGGTAAGCGCAGAAGCCGGATCTGTCAACGTCAGGGTCAATTCCGATAAGCAGCGTTTTCATCTTTTTGAATTTTAATGGTTAAAGGGCCATGCATTGCAACCAACACTCATTTATTTTGTTTAACTTATTTTTTGCGATGGCCCTTATTTTCATTTATTTATCTCAGCTTTAAGTACATCGTAATTTTCACGTACGTACTGCAATACATGCGTTGAACATTTATCGTTTTCATAGAGCCAGAGCAGGTAAGAAGCCGGAACGTTGGCCATCTTTTCGCCTTTGTATTTGCCATAGGGCATCAAATCGCTGTCTGTCATAGTCCTTATCTTGTTTCAACTTTATCTATCGCTTTGAATATCTCATACGCTACTTGCGGAACAATAGCGTTTCCTAATCCCTTAAGTCTGTCCACCCGATCGGGTAGCCCATCAACCACTCTACCCACTCCGGGTTCAGTTTCCCACCAGCTACTGCATTTAGGGGTAAAGAGTTGCGTTTCATCTGCGATTGACCGCAATTGTTCTTTGCATCCTGTGTTGTTGGTGTTGGATATAATCCCGCCATCATCGCTATTACTGTTCTCAAATCCTGCCCACCGGTTCCGTGTATTCCCGGACTGTTTACATCCGATGCCCTCGGTGTCGGGAAAAACAAAACCTGATTTACCAGTCCTGCATTGCTGCTGTTCCCTGCATTTCTCAATCGCATCGTCCAATTCTCCGTTACATATAGATTTCCCGTTTTCTTTTTGCTCATCTTGCCGTCCGATGCCGTTGGAGTAAGCCACAATCCAGACCCTATCTCTCTTATGCCAGGCGTTTTTACCGCAAGCTGGAATAATAAACGTTTCTGTGGTGTAATCCTGTGCTTCCAGGTCAGATAACACCGTGTCGAGTGCCAAACCGATGATACCAGTAACATTTTCGCCAACAACATAGGTCGGTTTAATCGTTGCAATAACTCTAAACATTTCTTCCCAGAGGTAACGGTCATCGTCTTTGCCTCTTCGCTGCCCGGCAACGGAGAATGGCTGGCATGGAAATCCTCCTGAAATAACGTCAATTCTGCTTGTGTATTCATGTCCTGTAAAATTTTTAATATCTACAAATCGTTCTGTTTTTGGAAAGTTTTTAGCTAACACCTTTCTACACCAATCATCCTTTTCTACCTGAAAAATATTGTTCCACCCCATCCATTCTGCGGCTAAATCAAAACCGCCTATCCCTGAAAATAAAGAACCGTGTGTAAGCCTCATCTTCTTGCATTTATCATATCAACCTTCTTAACCCAATACAATTTCCCGCTTATTCGCACTTTCTCGAAATCCTCACTCATAACCGCCCTGCCATTTGCGCATATATCGCATACCTCGTCGTAAGAATACAGCCGGACACGCTTGTCAAATGAAATCACGTCCGCCACATTCAATTCCTTGTACCGGAAGTTGTCAATAACATGCGATACGGCATCTTCCAGCCGCTTTGCGGTGAATTCATTCGCCCCGATTCGCTTGCACAGTAACATGAAGAACTCGTCTTCCATCTTCGGGAAAGCGGCTTTTAACGTTTTAACCGCCCCGGCAATTTGCACCGGTTCAGCGATACTGTCTTGGTACAGGCTCAATTCCGGTTCGCCGTCTGAATTCATCTTCAGTAATCCGGCCCTTGTCGAGATGCTCATATTCGACTTCGAGGGCAACGGTTGCAAGTTCACGGGCAAAGTCCTCGTCGTTTTTTCTGTTTGAGTTTCCATTGGTGGTTGCGTTTTTTAGTTCAAATAATCCAGCCCAATTGTTGGCCATGCTTTGTTTTACAATCATCTCTGCGATCTTAGGATCTCCCCTGGAAAAGCATTGTAGCTGTTCAGCCATCAGTTCAAAGGATTTTTGGGTTTTGTAAGTTTGCCCCCGGCCACGCTTATAATCCAGCCACATCTGAACGGACGG